TCTGTTTGCCCATGACGTATTAACATCAAATGATTCTTCATGCTTGTATTGTTCAAGTTTGGTTATCATTTCAGACCTAGAAATCAAAGTTTTTTGATTCATGCTGTTGTCAAAAAAAATTTTTGCGTCATTAGGAACTTGAGTTATGGCAAATCGATCACAATTTAATATTGGAGGCGACTCAGCGGATTCTCTAGTCACACTTTGAATGAGGCAACTGAGAATGTCCACTGGTTTAGCATTGTACAGCAGACTTAAGGTTTCTGACTTGTCTATACAGCCAATGAATTCTCTAATTGACCTTTGCTTTCTGCTACTTCTCTGTAAAATAGAAAAATAATTACTTCTGGATGAACTTAGCAGTGTTTCCTTCAAGCCTGTATCTTCTGTGACTAACAGTTGTGGACTAGTTTTAAATCTTTCAGTTAATTTTGTGTAAGTGGACATGACTGAACCGTTTAAGCTGTAGTTCTTTGACAATGAACATAATTTATGCAGAGTCACAAATTTCAACGGATCAGGCTTTACCAAACCTCCAAGCTCCAGAGGCTTGTCATACAGATTCACACCTGATTTCTTAACTGTCATAAATTGATGCTGGTACAAGTGCAGTTGCATGTTCAACAGCCATATCCAGTAAGAACCTATCAATGAAGCAGAATTGCGTAGATATTCAGCTGACTGTGTGCATATTCTTAGTGATGACAGATACAAGTCAAAGTATGGGCTATAATCAACATAAGTGATTCTGCTTTTTATATCAGGGTAATACACTCCTTGCACAGTTCTGAAAACTGAATTGAACTCTTGCATGTATTGGGAGTGAGAAGATTTCTCTATGTTTCTAGTTATCCCATACTGGTTCTGGATGAAAATTAGTTCTCTCAAACTATGTTTTATCACCTCATACATTTTTTGAGTTTTTCCCATTCTAATGAACCTAGAATAATCATCTGAGGTTGAATGGCAAGTTATGGACACTTCAGGCATGGACCTTTTGGACATCTCCATGGACAACCTCAGGCAATCTGATGCAAGAAGACCAGATGAGCAACCAAGAATCCCTTGAAACATGCCTTCATAAGACTTCAACACCTGCCTGCTAAGATTTCCCTGATCTTTGGTCATGGTTTTCAGTTTATGTCTGATTTCTGACACTTTATTATTGAGCACATCATCTTCTTTCAGATTCTCGTAAAAAACATCAGGTATTTTGAATAGCTTGTTGGAAAACTTTCTAAGTACAAAAGCAATCAACTTAATCTGGAAACTGCTGGACATTCGCAGGCCTAAAACTAAGAAAAATGCATAGCTCATCATGCTAGGGCCCCACTTACTGCAATCTGCATTGTCATAAACAACTATGGAATCATTCATAATTCTGTCCTTGTTAAATTTCTCATAAGTGTCTCTAACTATGTCATCTTTCTTCTGATGTTCCATCACATTGGTGTAATCCCCTAACAGCTGTTCTTCAGTCCTCACTTTCCTAGCTATTTCCTCCAGGTAGAAGCAGCCTAATCTAGCTGGCATGTTCAGAACTGCAATTTCTCTAACACCTATTTGATCTTTGTGAACCATTTTAGCATGATAATCCTGATCTTTATCTATTTCGAACAACAGCAGTGAAGACAAGGAATTGCTGCAGCTCACTATTGAAGAGATTTTCTCAGTATCCAAAGTTTCTTTGGTTGTCCATTCTTCGTCTGAGTATTCAC